AAATATTAAATTTCCAAATCATATGGGTCTTCATCAATGTCTGCAACAGTTTTACCCATTTTTATAGCTTTTAAATACGCCATAACACTTTTCATATATCTGTTTACAACTTTTCTTATTTCATCATATTCGCTTTCACCATAGCCAGTAGGTGCGTCTAGTATTGCTTTACTTAAATTTTTAAAGACACCAGATAACTCTACCCTATTTTCGTAATCTAAATCATCCTGTAACTCCTCGTTCCATGGACTGTCTGGTTCGTCTTCATAACCTCTCATTATTTCTTCTTCTTTTATTGTTCTTTTGACAATATTTTCTAAATCTTTTTCAGTTAACTTGATTATTTTTTTCATCTTTTTTTTTATTATAAATATAATCTTAATTAAAAAAAACCATTAATTTTTCAATGATTCTTTTAAATTTGTGTTTCCTCTTTGGTATAGTGGTTCATATGGACAATGTAAACACGTAGATCCACAACACTTACCTCTTTTTATATGAAAAGATTCTGTCATAACAATATTACCAAATTTATCTTTATAGAAATTAGGTTCAGGAGACTTTTTGTTTGTCTCCTGAACATATAATTGTTGTACCCAATCTTTTGATGCGTTTACTGTCATAACTACACAATTTCACAAGCTCCACCAGCACAGGCAACTTCACCAGATAGGTCTGTGTTGTCTTGTAATTCAATTACTTTAGTTAAATCCACATTCTTTAATGTTGATAATAGTTTTTCAAAAGCTTCAGAGTCACAGTCTTCAAATGGTGCTTGAGTGTATGTATGGTCTGAATATGGTAATACTGATAATCCATTGTAGTATTTTCTATTTCTCCACATCCAATCACCAACTAAATCCCACTCATCTTGTTTTATTGAAACTGTTGCAGATACATTGTGTGTATTTTGTCCGCCTCTATGTCCAGATTTTACCCATTCTTGTGACACTTTTTTAACTCTCTCTAACATTTGAAATACTGATTCATATCTTAGAATAGAACCTTCAGGTGCTCTTTGTGGTATTGTTATTACCGCTGTATCATGTGGTCTAAAATATTCATCTTCAACTAACTCTGGGTGGTTGGTTGCTAGGTATGAATAAATTGCCTCATTTTTACCAACTCTAATTCTTCTAAAGTAGTAGTCATTGTGCCAAGCGTGAATTCCAGATGATGTTCCTAAAACCAATGATGAGGTACCTGATGGTTTTACTGTTGTAGTCCTAGCCGCTTTATTAATACCAATTAATTTTGCAACTCTTTCGTTTTCATCTTTAACAGCTTTACCAGCTGCCTTCATATCATATCCTAATACAACACCAGAACCAATACCTGTCATACCAACACCAATAAGTGCGTCTTTTTCTGTTGTTCTTTTCCAAACATCTCTTAGATAATGAAAGTCTGTATATCCAGCTTGTAGTGTTCCAATAAATGCTGCACCCCTAACTCTTTGTTCAAAATCTTCTTGTGATTCTATATCTGAAGCGTTAACTTCACATAAATTACAGAATTGGTATGGTCTTAAACCAATCTCACAACAAGGATTGGTTCCCCAATCTTTATCATTTGATAGATAAATTCCTGGTTCTCCAGCTCCAGATAATTCAATTCTTTTCCAAAGTTCCATAAAATAATCTTGTGTTACTTTATGTCTTAATAATACCGCGGAATTGTTAGCTCTACCTCTTTGTGGATTTTTTTCCCACCAATTTCCAGATTTACAAGAAATCATTTCATCATCATCTGCTGAGAACAATGAGATTAATGCCGCTCTTCTAATACCACCAGCTAATACTGCATCAGCGATATGACAAATAATATCATGTGTTTCAATGGGTGACAATTTGTCACCATCTTGTTTTGCGTCTAATACTTTTGTTATATTGTGAATACAATCTTTTAGTGGTTGTGGTCCTGGTGCTTTACCTCCAGATGTAACCAATAGAGCACCTTTTTGACGAATATCTGAATAGTCAAAAACTGGTGTTGATGATTTTGTACCTAAGTATGACTCAACTAAAACTTTTACAGCATCAGCCCAACCCTCAATAGAGTCTCCAATTAAATACCTTCTAGTTCTTTTTGGGTTTGGTTTTCTAATTTCTGGTAGTTTATCTACATGGTGTTTTTGTACTGAAAACCCAACACCAGTTCCTCCTAAAAGTAGGAACATTGTTTCTGCAAATGCATCTGTATGGTCAACAGGCATATAAGCACAGTTATAAACTCTATTAGGTGAAATCTCAATTGGTTTACCACCAAATTGTAAAGATCTCATAGATGGTAGTATTTTTTTGTCATACACCATTTTATACACCTCTTCAATTTCTCCTTTAATACTTGGATACTTTTTTTGGTGCATCTCTTTATTTCTTGTTACTAATTCATCCCAAGTCTCTCTTCTTGTTAATTCTGGAATGTATTTTGCGTATTTCATGTGGACAGTAATGTCGCTTAATATTTTTTGTGAAATATCCATAATTTTTAAAAATTTAAATAATTTATTTTAATTTTTTTTAGTTTCTTCTCTTTGTTTTCTTTTTTCCATCAAGTCTTTAATTCTTTGTCTTTGACGTTCTTCTTTTTGTTCTTCAAGACCTAGGAATGTTGTGGTGCTTTCAGTATCTATTTCTAGCATAGCATTGTCGAATTTGCAATTTTCAAAAACCACACCATCATCTCCAATTCTAGATTTGGTAATTGCTATTGTGGCTAACTTCATTTCTTTTTGTTGTAGTGATTTTGCAACAGATATAATAACGTGACCTACTTGAGCTTTCTTAATTGACCCACCCATTTGGTCTGTCGTAACAACATCTGATGATATTGACGATCTATTACCTTGTGTTGCTGTCCAACCTACAATATTCATCTCGTGACACATCGCTTCAAAAGCTCTCATAACAGAACCTTCACTCTTCCATTCATCCCCTAAATTCTTGTCTGGAACTATACAATCGATATAATCTAACACTACCATGTCAATTTTTGTACCATCTGCAATTATTTTTCTAATCTCATTTTTTATCTGTAACATAGTCTTTGTGTCAGATGGTAACTTCTTCAATATTAACTCATTATCCATAGTATTTTTAATCTCACTTACACTATTTAAAACTTCTTCTTTCCTCTCAGATAATTCATCTGGATGAATCTCTGTCCAAAGTGTAAAGTGTTTTCTTTGAATCACCTTTGGGTTGTCTTCAAAAAAGATTTGAAGTACGTTAAACCCTAAATTAAATGCGTGATTTGAAATCTTGGTTAATACTGTTGACTTTCCTACTCCTGTTGGTGCTAAAATAACACCAATTTCCCCTTTGGCTAAACCTCCTTTTAATAGTCTGTCAATACCAGGAATCCCCATTGGGATTGGATGTCTATAATCTTCTTCAAGTACTTGATCTAGGTTTGAAAAGACATCTAGCATAGATGTATCTTTTGAACCGACTAGAAGGGCTTCTCTCACCATTTCTTCTAGGGTGTCATAGTTCTCAAACTCTCCACCGTCAATTATTTTTTGTGCTTTTGACATCACCTTTTGTAACTCTTGTTGTTTGCAGAACTTAAGTGCTTTTTCTTGTACAAAATCAACCCCATCAATTGGTGCTTCTTGTATTTTCTTGATAGTGTCAAGTACCACTTTAGCTGCGATTTGTTGTTGTAGTTCAGATTTTGTTACTTGTTCTAGAGTTTCAAATGATGGTGTGTGGTCATATTTTGAATAATACTCTTTTATCATTTGCATAATAATTTTAAAGTATTTGTTCTCAAAATAACTATTCTCTATAACGTCAATAATTGATCTTGAAAAGTCTTTGTCTAATATAATTTGATTAAGTAATTGAATTTGAAAATTGTTGCCTAGGTATTCGAAGTTTTTAGTTGTCGCCATATTATTTTATAAGTGTTAGTAATGATAAATACTATAGTTCTCAATTAAATTCTGGATAAAAATAATTAAATTTTCTACCTGAAAAAATGTCAGTTAATCTATTTAATATACTTTTTAGCTTTGGACGTATGTCTACGGTATATCTAACTTTTGGTGGGTATAATTTTGCATCAAATACTCTATGACAAATTGTCATATTGTCAACCTTAATATATAGGTTAAAATTCTCCTCACCATCAGTATATGATGTTTCTAACACCTTTGGATTCTCTATAATCTCATACTCATTGTCTAATAAGTAGACGACAGATCTCATTGTTAAATCCTTTTGTAAGTCTTCACAAATTGACCTTACGTATTCATAAAACTCTATAGATTTATGAGCTTTTTTGTTAAATCCTCTAACATTAAAGTATCTTTGTACTACAATATTTTTATTACACGTTAGTAAAAATTCAACTTTAGTTATGTCTTGTTCTTTCATTTTTTTAGTTTTTTTCTATTTCTAAATTTTGTTTTTTCTTTTCGTGATAACTTTAAAAATGGTTTTAAAAAATAAACCCAAGCGTCATCATTTTTAGGTAGGTATTTGAATAACCCATCTTCCATCATCATTCTAATTAAGTTTCTATGTCCTCTTCCATCTGGATCCAGAGACTCTGAGTAATATAACTTAACAAGTTCTTTTCCCTCTTCTGATATTAATGGTTCTGATAAGTCAACTAATTTCTTATTTATGACAAAAAATTCATCACCAAATACTCCCTCTTTTGTTTTACCTGTTAAAAGATTTTTTAGTGCAACACTATTTTTTTTCTCTTTTAGTAGGTTTTCAGCCTTTGTTAAAATATCGGTATATTTTACTTTAGTTTCAAGTATTTCTGGGAACAATTTTATAAAAGTTTCTTCACCTAAATAAAATATTCCATCAATGTTATCTGAACTATCACCAGTTAATATTTTATAAGTTTTAACATTATAATGTGGAATTTCTTTTTTGTAAATCTTAATATTGTCCCCATTTTTAAAATACTTTTTTTGTTGTGGTGAGTATATTGAAACATCCTCAGAAATTAATTGTGTTAAATCTCTATCAGAAGAAAAAATTGTTTTATTCTCGTCTTTAGATATTTGACAATAATATGCAATTAAATCATCAGCTTCTGATTGTTCAATTTCAAGTTGTCTTACAAACATCTCTTCAAGATACTCTTTAACTCTTTGTTTTTGTTTTAAAAAAGATTCATCTTTAAAGTCTTCTTTTTTTACAGTTTTTCGATTTAACTTGTACTTTGGATAAATTATTCTTCTTTGTAGTGAAGATGTTTTACTATCCCAAAACACAACAACTTTAGTGTAGTTATTTTCCTCTAAAAACTTTCTAAGTGTATTTAAAAAGTGCCAAATAGCACCAACGTGTTCTCCTTTATTGAAAAAGTCTTTAACACCATGAAAACCTATTTTTAGTAGGTTATTACCATCAACTAAAAGTGTTTTAGTCATTAATTATTAATATTAACTATGTTTGACAAAACTGGTTCTTCTTTTTTCATATAATCAACAAAGAATTCTGAAAATATAGCCTCCATAACTGGTACACAAATTGAGTTTCCGGCTAATGAAACATGTGCTTTTGTAGATAGTGATGTTGTTAAAAGTAAATCAATATCTTCTTCTTTAACACCCATAAATCTATAACCTTCTCTAGCGGTAATATTTCTTACTCTACCGTCCTCTGTCATAATTTGTGGTGACCCACTAGTTGTAAGACAAGGCGAACAACCATCAACTGAATAAATTCTTCTAGCTTGATCATATCTAACATCGTCACGTCTTGCAATTAGTTTACATACACTAGTTTTCTTTGGTGTATTCATTGTGTAAGGACATTCAATTAATAGTGACTCATCAAATTGATTTTCAATATAAGGTCTCATTGGTACTCTACTTTTTTTGTGATTATCAACATTTAACATTTTTTGTTTAACATCTTCAAAATCACCATCTAATACAGAAATCATAAAAACTCTTTCTCTATTTTGTGGACAACCAAAGTCAGCACCATTTAAAACTCTCCAATATGAACTATATCCTAATGTTTTTAGGTATTCAATATGATTTTTAAAATTATCAATATGATTATGTGAAACTAAGTTTTTTACATTCTCCATTAAAAGATATTTTGGTTTGTTAACACTTAAAATTCTTTCAACTTCAAATAGTAATCCACTTCTTGTACCTTGTTGAATACCTCTTTGTACTCCAGATATTGAAATATCTTGACAAGGAAACGAATAAGTAATTAAATCACAATCTGGGAATGTGTTTTCATTAACTTCTTTTATGTCTCCTAAGTTACCATTTGTTGTTGTGTGTAAAACATCATAACATTCATTTGCATATTTAAAGTTGTCACAATTTGCAACATTCTCATAATCTACACCAAGATATTTTAAAGCTAGTTCTTGTGTTCCATATCCAGAAAACAAAGATACTACTTTTAGTTTTTTAGTTTCCATATTATTCATCTTTTAAATCAAATTCACCTTCTACACCAATTATTTGTTTCCAATATTCTGCTTGTTCTCCTTTGTAAGCTTCAATAGATTTCTTTTCTTCTGTTGAGTCTTTACCAGCTAAAAATCCGTGTGGTGTTACAATGATTTTACCATCTTCAAATCCAAGACCATTTAAGTGGTTTTTCATAACAGAAACTTTAGTTCTAGTCGCAAACTTAACCTTTCTTTTATTTTTAATTGCCGAAATTTTTGTAGTTCCAGCACCTTTTTGATTTCCAAATAAAAATACCAAAGAAGAATTTAACCAAATTGCTTCACCACCTTTAGCTTTAATTTTTGGTTGACCAAAAGGATTGTCTGGTAGTTCAACCCAAGGTTGGTTAACAATAACCAAAGTGTTCTCATACTTGGAACTTGTTTTTCTAGAGCCTGATATTCTTTGGTTAATACCCATACCAATTTTATCAGCCAAAACTGATGCGTTATGTTGTTTACCTCCTTTACCATCATAAGTCATCTTACATGGTACTGATCCAACAGAATCCCATAAAAATAATAAGTTATAGTCTAGCTCACCTTTTTCTTGTGCGTCTAACATATCATTAATGTATTCAGTTATTTGTTCTATGTAGTCAAAATTATTATTAAAAATAAAAAATCCATCCCAATCAAGTTCGCCAGTATCCTCATCAACAACTTCTTCACATTCAAAACCCATTAGTTTAGCGTGGTCAAAAGACCATTTTTGTTCTGTAATAATAAAAACTGGTAGTGTACCCTTTTTTTGAGCGTCTACTGCCGTTTTAACAAGTGCGGTTGTTTTTCCAGTGTCCGAGTGACCTAAGTACATATTTATATGTCCAATAGCTGGTCCTGGTAGACCAACAGCGTCCAAAAACTCAGGTCCAAGGTCAAAATATTTTTGTTGTTTATATTTAGCCTCTGCTGAGAATTTTTTCTTAACAGATTTAAAATCTTTCTTTTTTATTGCCATAATTTTTTAGTAATTATTAATTGTTAAATAATAAAAAATATGGGTACATAGTACCCATATTCATATTTGTTAGATTAGAATGGTAGTTCGTCATCTGTAGCGTCATTTGCTTGTGGATCAACGACTTTTTCTTCTTTTTTTGTTCCGCCAATAGTTACTTCTGACTCTGTTGAATCTCCATAAATGTACTTGCCAGCGTCAGAATCCCATCTTGGTGTTTCACCTCTAGCTAGAGCTTCAAGGTATTCTGTTGGTTTTTTAGAATATACATTCTCCCAAGTTAGTTCATCATTAACCCATGTTTCCATAGTGTCACCATCTTCGTGTACTGGTGTTGGGTCGTCATACATAACTGTTTGGATTACCGTATAAAAAGCACCTTTTGGGGTTTTTGCTTTTGTTAGCTCAAGGATTAAGTCTCTACCATTGTCTGGGTCTGCAACATCACCTTTTGCTTTGTAGATTGGAATAATTTTATCAAAAATTCCTTCTTGCTTGTAATTGTGTTTGAACCTCCAGAATTTTGGTCCGTCTTGTTCTTTGTCTCGATCAATTACTTTAACAATATAAAATTTACGCGGTCTATAGGTTCTTGCCAATTCTTTATCTTCTTTTTTTCCAGTTGACATTAGTTCGTCATACACCTCGTTTAGTGGTGAACGCTCATTGTCGTTTTTTCCTGGATCATAGAATTTTTGCCATTTACCATCGATGTAAAGTTCGTGAAACCAAACTTCTTTAAAGGGTGATGAACCATCTTGTGTTGGAAGAATTCTAACTCTTCTTTGTCCTTGTGTTTCATCTTTTGAAAGTATTGCCGCGAAATACTTTTTCATTCTTTCTTCTTGTGACATTCTTGAAGTGGAAGAAGAACCACTTTGTTTTGCACTCTCATACTGAGCCAAAACTGCATCTAAAACATTGTTTGTCGCCATATATATATAAAATTAAAAGTTTACAATAAAAAGTATAATATAAATAAGTGTTGTAGTCAATAAGTTTAAAAAAATAAAAGGGATTTTTTCATCCCTATAGTTTTACATAACGTCTGTATCTTCCTCATTATCTTCATAATCTTGGAAGGTATCTTCAATTTGAGATGGTGTATAGTCTCTAACCTCATCTGATGTTAAAACATATTCATTTTTACCTGATTTTTCAATATCTTCTTGTTTGTCGTCAAAAAAATCTGAAAGTTTTTGATTAAATGGACCAGAGTCTAAGGATCTCAATTCTAATTTTTCTGTTGCTGTTTTTGGTCTATACTTTTGTACAGCAGCTTCTAGTTTGTCTATTTTACCAACTAGTTCATCCATACTTGATAATTTATCCTCTAAATTGTTTAATTGATTAAATAAATTTTCAAAGTACTCGTCTTGTTTATCTTGTATTGTTTGTTGTGTGTCAACTAAATCTGTAATATCCAGTTCTTCTTTGTCTTCAACACCCTCTTCTTTACCTTCATCATCTATTTTTTCAACTTCTTCATCTGATGTAATATCAACTGGTGGTGCTGGTGGTGGTGGAGCTCCCTCCGCTGCCGCTGGGTCGCCCGCTGGTGGTACCCCTCCTGCCGCTGGGTCGCCTGCTACTGGTGCTTCACCTCCTGGTGGGGGTGGTACAGCCCCTGCGTCCACTGGTGGTGCTGGTGCACCTGGAACTTCTTGTTCGGTAATATAATTGTTTATATTGTTAAATCTTTTTAATTCTTCTAATATTCTTTCGTCAGTATTCATTATTAACCATTTAATAATTGTTTTATACCATTTGTTGTTTCAACTTGGATTTTTTTGTTTGTTTTTAATGTATTGTCAACTCTTTCGATTAATCCATCTTTTTCTTTAACAATATAACATTCTCCGGTATCTAAATCACAAACTTGTTTTGACCCATTACCCATATCTTTTTCTGACATTCTAGTGTTTTTACCTAAATAGTTATCTAATATTAATTTTGTATTCATAATAATCTTTTTATATAAATATACATTAAGTCAATAAAATTATATAATATGTTATTTTATTAATCAATTAAGTGATTCATAAATATCAAGTGCTTTTTTAGCCCTACCTTTTAAAAATGTTTTATCTTGTTCTGTCATATCACCATATACATTACCATTTCTAATTATTGGCCATTTTGTTACAAAAGCATCTGTTATTGTGTCAATTAATTTTTGTTTTTCATCATAGTTAATAGAACTATCAATTGATTTATATTTTGATATTGCAAATTTCATATAACTCTCTAAGTTTGTAAACTTAACTTGTGGTTCGTTTATGTTATTACCTTTTGTTATACAAAAGTATTGTTTCTCAACAAAAGAAACAAAACCAGCGCCATATGTTTTTGTTAGGGATATTGATGAAAAATTATTTTCATATCCTTTAAATGTTGTACCTTCACCTGAGTCCATATAGGTTAGAACAAAAATACCAATCGAAAATTGACTTGCGGTATTTTGATTTGTCTCTTGTTTTAAAATTTCATCTTTTAATGTTTTTACAAAATCTTTTGCATTAATGTTTGTTAATTGTGGTGTTTCTGATATCGTATATCCTTGATATGCTGGATTTAAATTATCACTACAGTTTTGATTTGTTGTCAATTTATCTTTATCTCTAGCATTTGATACAACCGAATTTATTTCACTAATAACATTTTCTGGTGATTTTTTAATATCTTCATTTTGTTTTTGTATCTGATCTTTAATATTTGATAAGATATTTGTTGTTAAAGATTGTATAAAATTATCAATTTTTGGTAAGTCGTAAAATGGCTGTCTAGTTCCTTGTATTGTTGTTTTAAACTCGTTATTACTAATACTATGATTAATTTTTGTAATCATATATGGACCAGAGAACATTGGGATGTTTCTTAAATTAAAATACATCATAGGTTGCATTAAAGCGTTACCCATCATGTCTATTGAACATTCGTAAGCTCTATTTTTATAGATATTATATAGTGACGCGCTTTGTGAACCAGTACCTCTATTCCTACTAATGTTTGCCATTTGATTTATCATTTCTAATGATTCCGCTGTTGGTTTTCCAACAGTTTGTTGTAGGTTAAAATTCTCAAATATTTGTTGGTTTTGGTTGCTAAAATCAACGTTAAACCCTGCTATTTTATTAGATTTATCCCAGTTTGTTTTATTTATTTGATTTTCAAGTAGTGGATTATCACTAGCTCTTCTCAAATCAAAAGCATCATCTCTAAATCTATAATCAATATTATCATTCAAGTCTAAATGATTACTTGGTACATTACGATAATAACAAAGATACTTTGGTGATGTATCTCTATAATCAACATTTAAGAAAGTTCCCCATAAAGAACTTGCAAATTCTGATGTTCCTTCTGGTTTTGGTACAGCATTTTTAACAGCGTCTTGTGCATTATAGAAATTACTATAATATGGTAATGGGAAAAAGTTAAAATTATTTTGTTGTATTATTGTTTTTATAACATTCTCCATACTACCATTAACTAAAAATTGGTCTATTAAATCTTTAACCTTGAATATGTCAGCTAAAACTTTTTGTCCAATATCTCTGCAAGCTCTATCATATAATAATATGTCTTCAAATAGTGTTTTGTTTTTTAAATCATAACCAGATATCCAAGTATCATTTAATGATTTAAATGAGTCCCATAGTTCATCTCTACTTTGATCACCAACTAGTGGGGCTTTATTTTCTTCTTCTTTTTTTGTTATTACAATATCTGGTAAATCATTTCTAATACCAGTCATTAAATTGTCTATTGTATTATTTAAATAAAGTTCACAAGTATCTAAATATGTGTTCATTAATGTGAAGAATTTAGAAATATCAAGACTATTGTCTAATAGCTTTTGTGTTGCGTATAATTTAATTATTGGTGCGAAATCTTTTACATTTTTTTGATTGAATTGTACATTCATATCAACAAAAAAGTCTGTAATATATGACCCATTATCCGAATAAACTAACTCAGGTATTTCTGAAAACCCAACATAATATTCTAAATCTTTCCAGGTTTCTGGATATATTGCTTTTGATTGTGCTAGTGTTATTGTACCTCCAGCTGTTGGTAGGGCTCCTGCCGCACCTTGGTTGTATCCTTGGTATGTTATTGGGTCTTCAATGTACTTTGTTGAAAATGTATAAAACAACCTTTTATTAAACATCGTTGGGTTTCCAAGTTTTAAAACAACATCATAACTCATTAACTTGTTAAAAACACTTTTAAATTTTTCTTTTTGTTTTGTTATTACTTCGTTTACAAGACCTGGACTTCCAATTGATGTTGGTTTGTTGATTTTAAATAACACTCTCATTAGAAACTGAAAGTTTTTAATAGCAAGATCTGTTTCAGTTTCTTCACCTTCTTCACCTGGTATTAAAGTTTTATAGTCGTAAATAGACCTACTAAAGTTTAAAAATTCCTCTTCAAAATAATCTAAAACATTAGTCTCAAAAGTTGTAAATATTTCAGATATTTTAGTATAATTATTTTTTTCACCCGTTATTAAAAAGTTTTGTTGTTCTGCTTTTTCATTAAAAACTTGTTTTAAATAAGAGTCTGGGTCTGGTTTAGAAACTCTACTATTATCAAAGTAACCATAATTTGGTGCACCCCAAAATAATCTAGTAGAACCATTAAATACCGCCGGGTTTCCAGCGACTTCAACTTTCAATTTATTATTTTTAAAACAATCATCTTTTGTTTGGTTTTGTGTGTATCCAAAAGAAGGTAGCGGATAATAACTCTCACCATCAGTTTCTTTTACAATTGCAGACCATGATGTAAAATTTAAATTTCTATTTGTATTGTTTGGGTCAAAACCTGTTGTTCTATAAATTCTTGCGGATTCATTTGTTGTTAAAACAATTTTATCATCGTCTATTAAGTCTTGTGTTTCTTGTTGTCCATAACCTGAAGTTTGTGCGTTAACGACAAGAAAATCACCCTCTACTGAAACAAAGAACGTTGCCCCTGTAACGTTTTGGGAATTATTTATATTGTATATATTGTTTGGGTTTGTCCCACCTGTTATTTCATTTAATATTTTTGTACCAACAATTATTTCTTCCCCACCAATTTGTTGATTTGGTTGTAGGGTACCACCTGTAATACTTATAACCTCTAATACATTGTCTGAAATATTACATATACCATTTATTTTATTTAAGTTTTGTGAAATATCAACCTTGTAAATGCCAGGGCCTCCAGTTGTTCCATTTACTTGACTAACAATTGTAGTACCTACATCTATATTAGCGCCCGCTAAAGTTTCACCGCTAAGTAAATTATTATCGTTAACAGAATAAACTACTAATGTATCGTCAAAAATATCACAAGTTCCATTTAGTTGTGTTGATCCACTATATAGTTTTAACCCTTGGAAGAAAACGTTCATATCGTCATATAACTTAGGATAAAAACCTGAATTTATTTGTGTCGTATAATTTGCACCACCACTTATATCATCGGTTAGTACTATTTCTGCTGGTTGATTATTTATATTTAAATTATATGTCTTTGTCGCTGAAGAGAAAACTGGGTCATAATTTTCTAAATAATTGAAGTCTTTCCAACAATCATCTAGAATATCTTTACCTTCTCTATTAAACGTTTTATACCTATGCCAAATAGATCCATATTTTAAAACCCAAACATATGGTAGTTTATGAACTCCACCAAATTTCTTTAATGTTGATACTATATAATCTAAATCTTCTGAAGCATTTTTTGTTTTATATTTTTCTCTTAATGTCGCTAAAGGTAAACTATTTAAAAACAAATAAGCTGGTACTTTGTAAGAGCTTAAGTCGTTTGTGTCATATCTAAATTTAAAAACACCCTGTTGTATTGCATTTATAAAATATGGTGTATTGAATATAGATGTTGTTTGGTTTTCACTTAGATTACCATTATAGTTAGAATATGTAACATTACCTTCAGTTATAAATTGTTCTTTAGGTTCTCTATTATTATAAAAGTTTTCAAAATTTAAGTCTACGTTTTGTCCCCAAACATCATCAGTATAATTAAAGTTACTTATTGGTCTTTTTGTTAATGCGTCATCACCATCTTTAAAGTTAGTAATTGTTTTATGTTTTGTGTTATAAACCAATACTTTGTTTGTGTTAAAAATGTCATTTACACCATTTAAACCATTACCATTTGATAGATAGTTTTTAGCCCATTCTAGGTTTGTTATTGGGTACATATCAGAAAATTCAAATGTGTTACTATCACTTTTTTCTTCAATATAACTTGTTATTTTATTTTGTTGGTCTAAAGATAGATTTGGTTGTGATCTAGGACTATCTATTATATTTTCATTAAATAACTGATATGGACTACCGGCTTTGTTCTTTAAATATGGTGTTACAAAGTCACCTCTAATAAAAGTTTGCCAACTTTGACCTTCACCTTGATTTGATATATGTCTTAAAAAAGTTAGGTAATTGCCAGAATCTATTAAATATTGTTTTAACTTTTTTTGTAGAAATGGTGACGTTTCACCTAGAGCTTTTAATGCATTTAATTTTTCATTTTCAGATTCTACAGAATATATACTAGAATCATATCCACTAACTCTACTAAATCTAGAATAAAATGTATTCATTAAAACTCTTTCATATATCTCATAATAAAACTTAACTTCCTCTTTATTTTGAAATACTTCATTTGATATTGGAAAATCTAATGCGTTTAAACTTAGTCTTGCTGGTTGTTGCTCTTGGTTGTTTGTGTCTCCAATTGGTGGCTCACCACCCTCTCTAGTTATGAAACCTTTTATATATTCTTCAACAAACTCAACTTCTGGCCATAATTCCGAAACATAAGCTTTTGTTAATGATGATATCTTTGGGTCTCCTGGGTATTTGCATTCAAATTTTTCTTGATCATCGTCACCTAGTTTTTCAACAATAACTTGTGGCCATGGGTATATTGGGTCATTATCTTGGTTGTTTTTAACATCGACACTTTTAGCTGTCGCTGATGTTTGTATTGCAGCTTTTCTATATGGATTATCCCTAACATCCCAAGCTTCACTATGTACATCATCCATTAATCTTAGGAAAGCTTCTCCTTGCGCAAAAAATACAGCCAAGATATTTCTAATTGTTGGTTTAAAACCAATACCACTATCTTTTTTGGCTAGTTGTTCAGCCAAACTATCAGTTATTTTTTGTTCTATTTCTGTTCTTAGGGTTTTAACATTTTTTGCGGTTTCATCACATATACCATTAAATCTATTTTTACCATCAAATATAAACCAATTGTTTCTTTCTATCTCAGATGTAATTCTAGTTTTAAATTCATCTACTTCTATTTGAGATTCTAGTTTTTTACCATTTAATTGTAAATATGTTTTTTCGTAATTGACATCTTCTGGTGTTACTTGTATTTGAAAATTCTTGGTTTCAATATTAATTGGTATTTGGCTTTTTGTTGTTTTACCACCAACTGTATAACTACCATTTTTACCACAAACAGAATTAGAATTTAGTTTTTTTATACCTTCACCTAATATACCTTCTAATTCTAACTGAATATCTTTTCTTTCTTGCTCAGTATCAATTTCTTTTTTGTACCTATAAACTTTTTTGTCATTTAGTAATGTTATTGGAAATTTAGTATCCATATACTTTTTATACCAAGAATTACTATCAAAAAATATTTTTTTCTGTAAATCAGTTAATAAGGTTTGATAGTTATCTATTTCAGTTAATGGTCCTAAATTTTCTTTTGTGAACTTTTCTAGGATGTCTTTTATGAATGTGTTTAATTTGTCTCTTAGTGTAAAGATTGTATATTCTGGAAAATCATCATCTATTAAACCTTTTGCTTTATATTCTGAATATACTTCTTTCATTTTTTCATAACCCCTACTTACAGCTTGTGGTTTTTCTTCTGGTACTGTTACTTGTGTTTGAGTGTTATTTTGTGTTGTAGAGTTAGAGGTTTCTATTTCACTATTATTTGTTGGTTGAGTAGTATTAACAAATGTTTTATACATATGTGGTACTGCTAACATATGACCCCAATTAATATAGGACATTATACCATATTTGTACCCAAACATTTTTAAACTAACTTTAAAGTTTCCTGTTGTTCCATCAAAAGATGAACTAAACTCCTGTAACATTAAAGGCATTCTAACAGCTTTACCATAATAGCCTTTTAGTGTTAAATAAAATATTGGATATGGTAATTGGAAAAATGCTGCGTATGGTGAATTATTTCCGCCTTCAAATAAAGCTCTACCTTTAACATCTTCTAATTGTATTGATACTTGTGGATAAAAAGATGTGTCAACATCAACTTGAATGCTAGTAATACCAAGTAAGCCATTGTCAACAGCCCCTGGTGTTCCGTTAGAGGATAATGACTGTGTTATATAAAAATCATCTGACTTATTTGGGTTTTGTACCGATTTTAATCTTGGTTGATTTACACCTTTACCTTCAACAGTGTTTTTACCTGTTATTTCATCAGTCCAACTATTATCCATAAACTTTTTATGCCCTGGATTTAAAAAGTTTATTTTTGCTAATGAAACGGTTCTTATATTATCGTTTAATGCGGATCCTAATGCTAGTTTAGTCCTAGGCATAACATTACACTCTAGGTTAGCATACATAACCAGATTTTCTTGTTTGACTAATCTATCTTTTACTTTTCCTTCTTCATCTATTACTTTGTTTGGGTCAATAAGTGATATGTTGTCATAGTCAAATTCTACTAGTATTTTATCTCCGTTATCTACCATAATAGAAGAAATGATTTTTTAATTCGTTATTGTAGTCTTGTAATGATGTTAATAAAGGAAATGGAATTGTCAATATTGCACCATCTGGTATACTCCATTCTGATCCAGAGTATTTTGGATTTGCTTGTAGTATTAACCACCCAAAAAATGGAGTTCCGTAAAACTGTTGTGATATTTTATCTAATCTAGATTGTCCAACTTTATATATATAGTTTTTGTCAGTACTTTTAACTGGTAAGTTAATGTATGGAACAACTTCTTGTTCACCATTATTTAAAAACTGACTATATCTATTGTAATATTGTAGTGGCATTTTAATTAAATTTTACTTTTCCATCAAAAGTTTTTCGTTTATTATTAATATTATTCTTTGAATATAAGTTTGTAATTCTTCTTTTTTGTTGATTGGTCCCATCTTCAGTTTGTTGGTAATTAACTATATATTTTTTATCATTAGTTAATGGACTTTCTATTATTTTATTAAATGTTTCTGAGTCTTTTATTTTTGAGTAAACATCATTTGTTTGTTGTGTATATAAAGTAAATAAATCGCTGCATGTTTTTATCGCAGCATCAATTGCTTCTTCAACTTTATTTTTATTTTCATAAACAGTACTATTTAATAAAAATTCTTTTAGTTCTTGTTTTTTATTTTCAGATAAAAACACATTATTCATAATTTGGAAAAATCTATTTGTTGGATAGTTTTCATTAGCCGGTGTCGCCCAAGTTGGGGCTACTATATTGTAATTATCTTTATTAAGATTTCTATTATCACTAAACTTTGAATTATTCTTATTGTAAAAATTTTCTAGGTTTAGTTGTAAAAATAATAATAGGTCATTTTCAACAACATTTTGATTACTATAAAAATCAACGTGTTTTTGTTTAATAGAATTAAGTGCAAGTTTTATCTCATTTAACTCAGTATCACCACTTAAATCATAAACTTTTGCTTGGTTATTTGAATCTAGAGAACCATCAGTTTTTGTTAATATTAAATTAAATTCTCTTATAAATTGTATATAATCTTGTTGTAATTCAATAAATGGTGTATATTCGTTGTTTAAATTTAATGTAAAATCATCTAACATATCTGAAATATAC